GCTTTTGCTTGATCCATTATTTTTCTCCTTTTGGTCGATCCGGCAAATCGCCGGAAAACGGGCCATAAATTGGTCGGCCGTAACCGACAACAAATGACCTTGCTCCCAAATTTCTTGATTTAACCATGACTTCGCCGCCATTGCGTTGATCTCCGGCTCCCGATGTATTGCCTTCGATTGTCACGATTTGTTTGTCTGAAACCCGGATAACCAAACCAACATGATTGATGGTTGTTTTGTCATCAATGACAAAATCAAAGAAAACAAAATCACCAATCTTTGGCTCGGTGTGCCAGCGTTTCATTTTCTTAAATGCCTCGGCACCAGCTCTAGTGCTTACAACATTTGGCACATCTACATCGGCTTGATCGGCACACCAATTGAGAAATGACCCACACCACGGCAGTTTGTCAGCTTTCATGTGCTTGCCATACTTTGTCTCATTGTTGCCAGTTTCAGCCACGCCCACCTCAGCGAGTGCGACCTGAATAAAACGCGGCAATGTGCCTTGTGGAAAAGTCATGACAGCAACAAAGCCGCTTCCGCTTCGCTTATGCCCAATTTTGCAAGCAATGCAGCCTTTTCGGTTGCTTTTGTTGCTTCTGCTTCTGCATTGGCTTTTGCGATGGCTCGATCTGTCTCTAATTGATCTAATTCGGCTTGAGTCATTTCACGGCTAACTATCTCACCAGTTTCAGCATTGTGGATAGTTATCATTTGTTTTGTCATTAGTTCACTCCAAATAATGTATAAGTTCCAGCTGAAAAAGTACCTGCTGAAGTAAGTAAGGTCATTGAGGTTGTTGCAGCTGAAGCATTGTAATAACCAAGATAATTTTTTAGTTTTCCAGCACCGCTATTAATACGACCAGCACCGGTGATTGCTACATTTTGTCTTGTCGCATTTGTGTAATCATAAACCCACACAGTTGCATTTGTTTTATAATCCGCGGTTGATGTTGCTCCATAAGGTGCAACAATAAAAGAAGTCTGCGCAAAAGAAGCATCATTTACAACAGAAGCTGCAACTGCAATCCCGTTAAAATTGTATTTTGCGGCAGTATCTGCATTTAATCTCATGTAAATTAACTCATCATTTGATGATCCATACATTGAGTCAATAACAAGAAACAGGTTTTTGTAACTTCCCGAAATGCTACTTATTGTCAAAGTTGAACCAGTAAGTGAGCCAGTAGCCAGTGATGTGTAGGCACCTGAAGCAGGTGTCGCCCATTTTAATCCTGTTGCCTCGGCTGAGTCTGCTGTCAAAACTGTTCCATTTGCGCCAACACCAACTCTTGCATCAACAGTTGTAAAAGTGAATAGATCGCCTTTTGTCGTTAGCGGTGTTACATCTGATGTTGTTGTCCACGCGGGCACTCCACCGCCTGAAACGGCAAGCACCTGTCCCGATGTGCCAATCCCAAGCCGCGTGTTTGTATTTGCCGTAGCTGATGAATAAGCAAGATCGCCAAGCGTTGTGCCAGGTTGCAAGGCTTTGAGCCGTGTATCAACAGCTTGACCAAAGACCTCAAAGTCAGCTGGCAAATCCGTGACTAAATCAGTCGCTGTTGGCATTTGGAAACTGTAATTACTCGTTGGGTTTGTCATTTTTTTTCTCCTTACGCCACAATTGTGGCATTAATCCAATCCAAAGTTGGATTGACTGTGCTCCATTGCTCTACCACCGGCACATCATTCCAGCGCATGGCTTGTAATGAGAATGAAATTGGTGACAAAATCATGGAAACGCTTATCTGATTGTATCTTGCCGAAAATGTCCAGCCTTCAACAAAACCCAAATAATCACCAGAATTCATGTTAAGCGGCAGATCGGCAATCTCTACAGGCATACCCATAAACACATTGATGAGATCATCCCGGTCTGCATCGTCTAGCTCTGGGTTGGTCAGCTCATAGGTTATGTTGTTGAAATTAAACCGAGGATAAGCTCGCAGCTCTAGGTAAAATGCCGCTTGATCAGTGGCATCATGCAAATGGCGCAATGTCGTTGTAAAGATTTGTGACAATTCGCCATAAAGCCCAATGGATGCAATGTCGCTGGCCGATGTTTCGTTTGTGCTGTTTTGGCCATACTTGATTGTGATGTTGTTTCGTACATCGCCTGTTCTGCTTTGGATGCTCAAGCCCGATGCCAAAGCGTGATTGGCCGTTAATTCTACATAACCATTGGCAGCTAGATAGTTTGTCCGATGTGTGGAATCTGCATAGCCAATTTGGCCTTGTGCATCCTCATAAATGTAGCCCAATCCAGATGAGGCTAAAGCTGCAACCAATGAATAAACATCGGTTCGGCTTGATGATCGTTGTGCAAGCTCATAATTGCCCGGCTGGTCAATTTCGCCCAATCCTGTATTTTGTGCATCTTGCCATTGCTCGGTTGGGTCATAGGTTGCCCATGTCAATGCTGCCGGGACGGCTTGCCATTGGGCAAATAAAACTTGACTCAAGATTGTATAGATTTGATCGCCATCAAAATCGTGTGCCAAAACGCCATCGGTCAAGGCCTTTGGAAGTCTAGCTAACGCCCCCAAAGCAATAATGTTGATGCGTTGTGCGTAATCCACCGATCCAACCTCGGCCACCGAGATGCCTACATCAACAACCGAACCGCCAAAGATCGGCACATAAGTCGCTGTGGAATCTTGCAGCTCAATAGTCAAAGAATCATTGATCTCAATGGTGACATTTGATTGATTTAGGTTGATAATTTCCAAGCTGGTATAGCCGGCATTGGCTTGCTCATAAATGTTTGTGCGACCACTTGTAATCGTAAGATTGGCCAAGATAGCTGTGGTGTATTGAACACCGCCAATTGTAACGCGCCAGACAGGATTGAAAATTGTCATGCTATTTGCAGGTTATTTGCGCCACCTGTGCCGCGATAGAATGAATCATTGATTGTGTCCACGATTTCACGCGCTGTGCGTTCACGATCAAAAGCACCGCTCACATTGATGTTGTAGGTCGCTCCGCTTGTTTCGGCTTCGGCTTTTCTAAATCTGCCAACATTAAATGACCCATTAACAATGTTATTTGCGCTAGAGGCTGCCGAAGCTGCCGAAGCTGCAACGGAGGCAATTGGTGATGGAATCACCGTGTTTGTCGTAGCTGTAGGCGTAATTGTTGAAGAATTAAAGCCAGATGGCAATGATGCGGTTGGTACAGATGTGCCGTTACCGGTTGGGCTTGTTGCAGAGCTTGCACCAATCTTAGAAATGTACGGAATATCTTTTCCGGGATTTAAAATGTTTAACGCTCGAATTCCGAGGTTTACGGCATCAATCGCGGCATTTACCAAAGGCTTGATGGCTCCCAAAACATTTGCAATCACATTTAAAACAACGCCTGCCACCTCTCCAATTACTTTGAAAGTCGTGCCAAAGATCGTGCCGATGATTGGAGCGGCAGCTTTAAGTACCTCAAAAAAGCTTTTAAATTCATCCTTGTTTTCAATAATCGTGTCTTTGATTTTGTCAAAGGCTGACTTGAAACCATCAAAGATTGGTTGCACAAAATTCTTAATTGAACCAGCTAGGCTTTCAAGAGTGCCTCCCAATGCATCTTGATTCTTACCAAATGCTCCAGCAACCTTTTCGACAATTGGTATAACCTTTTCTGAAAAGAAATTGGCCAGCTCTAAAACAATCGGCAACAACGCCTCACCAATTGTTACTTTTGCATTTTCTAATTGTGCTGTGAGGATTCTAGTTTGATTTGCTAGGCCGTCACTTGTACGCGCAAAATCTCCTTGTGCTGCACCCGTCTGTTGATAGATAAGAGCTTGTGCCGCTAAAACCTTTTGCTGAGGTGTTAGAGCATTTTTGGTGGTGTTGATAATTCCTAATTCAAGAGCTGCTTGCTTAAGTGAAGCATCATCTAACAAAACGCCATAGGCTCTTAAAGGCTCGGCTTCGCCGCGCAATGCTGATCCAATTGCATTAATCGCCTGCTCCGGTGAAGTGTTATTAAATGATGCAAGATCGGATGAAAGCTTTACAAAGTCAATTGAAAATTTGCTGAGATCCTTGCCGCTTAATCCGGCAGATCGGCCAAAGGTTGCAAATGTTGCAGCCGCATCCAATGCCTGTTGCTTAGTCTGGCCTAGTGATTTGGCAGCTGTGTTGGCAAAATTCTGAATATCTTTTGATGTGTCACCAAATAAAACATTGACCTTTGAAATTGTCTCGCCTAAGTCGGAGGCTGCCTTTACAGCATCAACACCGATCTTGATTGCCATTGCACCGGCGGCGGCGGCCACAGCTGCAAATGCCAAAGCGGCTTTTTTGCTGAAATCACCAATCTTGCCAGCAAATCCATCAACATCTTTTGACCCAACATTAAGACTTTTTTTGAGTTCATCAACATCTGCAAGGATGGAGAGCTTGAGCGTTCTACTTTGTCCGGCCATCACCACTCCTTCAAAATCTTAGTAAATGCAGCTTCCCATTGAGCAACAATGTGAGGCTGTTCAGCTCGCAATGTTGGATAGATAAACCATCCACGCGAACCATTACCGAATCGGCCAGACCACACCGGGAATTGCCTGAATTTGTTTGATCCAAATTCATTGCCTCCCCATAGTTGTTGGGTTGTACCACCGCCGCTAAATTTTTGAGAAACAAAGCCAAATGACAATTCGCCGACCTTTGATGACTTGCTTACACGCGATCCTTCGGCAATGCGTGATGCAGCTCTATTTGGTCGGCCGCTTGCTGCACCAATAATTTTTGATTGAACATAAGTGGCTAAGCCATTTGAAACACCTTTGGCTTGTTCGACAGCTGCCTCATCCATCGCTTTAAAAGCTCTGGTGATTCCGCGCAGATCGGCCTTGTTATAGGTGATCGGCTCAGTTGTCATTTTTGCTCCTCAGTATCTCAAAAACAGTTAAAACATCCTCGGCCGTTTGAAACTCTGATCGTGACAATCCGGTTGTGATGGCCAATTCCCAAAGAATCCGGTTTATTGATCCGGATTCGTAACTTTTGGGTTTTCGGTTTCTCCCATGCTGATGTCAGTCACAGT